GGTAATAGCAGCCCACGCTATAGCGTGAGAACCACTATGCTATCCTTGTACACGGTTGAAAATTTCCTACGTTTTCATTCGCACGAGATAAGCATAACGCTTCTTTATTTTCTAATATGTCTTGGAGAGGGGTCGCCCCCAATCCAAACGCAAAAGTAATAAAAAAGCTGCGATAATCACTTATCTTGTAATGGATTTCTTTGCCTGCCTCAATGGAATAGGGGGCTTTTACAGTTTCATTCCCCTGTCTTTCCGTTGCGGTATAACGGGTTGGCGTATGGTCTGCCGCAACCTCTCGAACTGCTCCTTGAACCATTCGCCGATGGGTCGCAAGTCAATCGTAAGGATAAACCTTCCATTGTCAGAGAATACTTTGGCTTTAACGTCTTTTGCCATGAATTTTCGCTTGTGTTCTTCCGAGTACAACTCGCCGTTGTACTCAATGGGTCTACCTGTCAGCAATGTCGCAGTCTGCTCTTTATTGAAACCTACAGCAAGGCACAATCTTTCAATGTTAATCATATCCTTGATTTGCGGAAACCATTTCAATGTCTTGTTTAACAACACCGTAAGTCGTGAAATCTCACGTTTGAGATTCGTTTCTGTCTGTGCCAGCTCGTTGATATGCTTCTGTTGCATATCCAACAGTTGACGGCTGTGGTCTGCCTGCAAGGTCTGTATCCGGGTTTGCAGGGCTTCGATGGTTTCCTCGTGGTCGGCTACCTCACGGTGTAGGACGGTGTTCTCCCTCTCCAGCGTCTTGACCTTGTTGTTCCCGAAAAGAGAGCCGACACTCTCGGCGATGTTAGCGGCTGCGGTCGTCGCCGCCCCTTTCAGCCGCTCGGTCTGTATCTCCTTTTTCGTCCGTGTAAGTTCCTCACGTGCCGTATCTTTCTGCTCCTGCAACTCCACCACCTCCGCTTTCAGTTCTTTCGTCTGACGCTTTATGTCACGGTAGTACTGTTGCGTGGAAACGTGCCGTGCTTCCGAACCGTCAATCCCCCTTTGCAGCCCGTATTTCGCCATCGCTGCGGCATAGCTGTCCTGATAGGATTTCAGTTTCAGACGGCTCATGATGTCATCGGCGCACAGCCTCACGCTGTCGGCTGGTTTCTTGCGGTAGCGTTTCTTAGCCTGCTCCTCCCGTTTCCTGCGCTTGCGTTCCCCCTTGACTATCGGGACGAGCGTGACGTGCATGTGCGGCGTTTTCTCGTCCATGTGCAGGTGAGCCGCCACGATGTTCTCCTTGCCGAACGTGTCGGCGAAGTATCTTAGGTTGTCGGCGCACCACTCGTTCAACCGTCCCTCCCGTTGGATGCGCTCCATGTCTTCGTGCGTTGCCGACACGTTGATGCGGATAGCCCGTACTTGGTTGCTGCCGACTTTGCGTGTCAGTCCGGCTTCTTCCAGCCTCCTTTGGATAGCCGCCGAACGGTCTTTCACCCTGTCGGGATATTCGATGAGCCTGCGGTTAAGATGCGTGCGTGTGGGGTCGGCGTTCTTCGGTATGATGGAACGCTCGATGTGGGCGGTCGTTCCGCTGTCGGAACCGTGCGCCTTTTCCATGTGTAAGACTACAAATCCCATATAAAAATCCTTTCTTTTTTAGCTTGTGAAACAATGATTCTTCGTATCTTCGGGGACGGCAAAAAGCTGTTCCCGATGGGGTGTGCAGAGGGGCTTGCCCCTTGCCTTATTGGGGAATTTTCAGCGTTGCTTGCAATGCGGCTTGGAAAATTCCCTAATAAGCTACGGTATTTTCTGTCCGCAAATACCCGTGTGCCGTCCGTCCCTGCCTGTCTGCTTGCTTTGCATACCTTGCTTACCAGCTTTGCATACATGACAATGTGAGCAGAGTGTCGGTAGTCCGTCAGCATTGCTTCCGTCACAAACTCCCCTTGTTGTTTTTCCTTTCGTCGTCGGTTGCCGGGGCGGTCGTTTCCGTTTGCGGAGGCTCTTTTGCGTGGGGCTGTCAGATGCAAGGTTCATGGGAAGAATACTACCCGAAGCATGAGGGTGGAGATTGTTCCCATGACGGCTTTGCCGCTTGACCTTGCTGCCGCCATCGAAGCCCCATGCTACCTTTGCCTCTGAAAACGGAAATGGCTGCTCCGGTTGCAGCAAATGGGCACTCTCCCTATCCCATTTCCCAGCCGGGTTGATGATGGATAAAAATCCGATGATTTGATGAAATGGAATATAAATATCTGTATATTAGCGGTATGTATGCTCATCAACTTCTCATCAGAATACTCGCCAAAAGAGAAACGACACGGTAAGGCATACTTCCCGTTCATCGGCAAATATCCGTTGATGAGAATTTGATGAATATCTATATGTCTTATAATCACATATTTACTATATATATTCATCATTTCATCGAAATAACGGTTTCATTTCCGTACTTGCATTCCGTATCGGTAAGCGATGATGTGTCGGCTTGACGGTTCGAACAACCGGTGATTTGGATATTCAACGGTTTCATGACGGCATGACGACAGACTTACCGACATGCAGCGTCAGAAAATATTCATCTTTTTCTTTTCGCCGGTACATCCTATTTAGCAAGGCATTACGCAACCTCTCCGCACCGCATGAGCCGATACGGAATGCGAGTGCGACAACCATTTCAAAACTGTAAACGTCCAGCCCGTAGCCGTTTTCCAAACGCAGATAACGCTTCGTGTCACATTTTTTCAGAACTCCGCCCTTGTAAACGGCTCTGATTCCTGCACGGACTGTCGGGGCAATTACCCCGAACAGCCCGACAAGTTCCGGCTCGGACATCCACACATTGGCTGTATTAGTCGGCATGATGATATTGCCGTGTTTGTCCATCGTGATGGTATTTCTATTTTCTTTCATCGGTATTCGCTTTTAAGGTCGTTATTAAATGGCATGGCAGATGTTCTTCTCCATATCCTCCAGCTTGTGCGACAAGGCTTCCATGTCCCGGCTTATCTTCTGGGCGGTGATTTTGGCGTATATCTGCGTGGTCTTGATGTTCGTGTGCCCCAACAGTCGGCTCACGGTCTCAATGGGTACACCGTTGGATAAAAGCACGGTCGTTGCGTTCGTGTGTCTTGCGACATGATAGGTCAAGCGCACCTTGAAACCGCACTGCCTGCTTATCTCTTTCAGTATCTTGTTGCAGGTGGTATTGCTCGGCATGGGGAAAACATGACCGTCCCGTGTCATTCCCTTGTACTTCTCTATTATTCTTTGCGGAACGTCCAACAGACGGATGTTCGATTCCGTGTTCGTCTTCTTTCTTCGGGTGATAATCCATAGATTGCCGTCGAAGAAGGTTTGCAGGCGGTCTGTGGTCAGGTTCTTCACATCGGAATATGCCAACCCCGTGAACACCGAAAAGACGAACAAGTCCCTTACGAGTTCATGCTGCCCGTTCTTCATCGGCGCATTTATGAGTGTCTGTATCTCCGCTTGGGTAAGGTATCCCCTATCCACGCTTTCGGGGGAGTTGATATACCCGGCAAAGGGGTTGAACGGCAACCGCCCGTCGTTCCTCGCTATCGAGACGATATGTTTCAGCACAATCATGTAGCCCCACACGGTATTGGTGCGGCATTTCTTCTCCGTGCGCAGGAAATACTCGAAATCGTTGATGAAGGAGAGGTTGAGTTCCTTTAACGGGATGTCTTCACGCTTGTAGGTATGGGGCATGAACTCCCGGATGTGCTTGCAGACGGTCAGATAACGGGTGAATGTTCCCTTTGCCCTGCTGTGTCCGACTTTCTTTGCAAATTCTGCATTGTGCTGCTCGAACAACTTCAACAAGGTTTCTTGTTTGACACCGATACCGAGATAGGTGTCTTTGAGCTTGGCGGCGGTTACATACCCGTCCGTCTGCATAAGCTCCTGATAGCGGCGGTTCACGTCCACACGGATTTTATCGACGGCACGGTTGATTCGCTGCGCCTCGACGCTCTTGCCCGAAGCACGGCTGTTTTTCACGTCCCACAGGCGTGGGGGAACGTCCATCTTGCAGCTGAACTGTTTAATCTCGCCGTCCACGGTAAGACGGCACATTAGGGGCAGGTTGCCGTTTGGTTTGGCGCTGCCTTTCTTCACGTAAAACAATACTTTGAATGTACTTCGCATAACTCACACTTTTTTGGTTACAAAATTAAGTTACAGTGAGTTACCGACAGATATGCAAACCTGCGCAAATCGCAGAAATAGAAGCCTTTAACCGAAAATTTTCATCCGTTACGGTAGTAATGGGCTGGTAACTGAACTCCTGCCGCATTTGGCTTCAAAGTGGCTTTCAGTTGCTTTCTTACCACACAAAGACGAAGCGTAACGAACACTGTTTCAGTGTCATTCGCTACGCTTCGCTCAAATTTGTCTTTTCGCTATGTGTTTATTATAAGAATCAATATTTAAAAGAATGAACTCAATCGCTTTCGGTTTGAAATT